ATGGCTAAGAAAAACGCAAAAAATTCAAAGAACAGTTCAGCTTCAATCGCCCGCAACAAGCGCGCGACCTTTGACTATAAGTTTGAAGAGAAGCTAGAAGCAGGCCTATCCCTCATGGGATGGGAAGTTAAGTCTATCCGCATGGGCAAGGTTAACTTGTCTGAGAGCTATGTGTTCCTAAGAGAAGGCGAAGCTTACCTTTTTGGTTGCACTATCGCGCCACTTAATACTGCATCCTCCCATGTCGTATGTGATCCGCTCCGCTCGCGCAAGCTACTGCTTAAACGTAAAGAGTTGGATAAACTTCAAGGTTTAGTTGACCGTAAAGGTTACTCTATTGTCCCAATCTCTATGTATTGGCAAAAAGGTGCATGGGTAAAGATTGAAATTGGCTTGGGTAAAGGTAAGAAAGAACACGATAAGCGTGACGATACTAAAGATCGTGAATGGCAGATAGAAAAGGCTCGTACCATAAAGAAGGCGGTACAGCAGTAATTTCAATAACGTACGTGGTCAATAACGTACGTATAACGAACAATCGATTGCTAATGCGATTTTTATGCTTGGTAAAACAAGGTAGGTCGCGTTACAATCACATTGTACTTGGGGGCGATTCTGGATTCGACAAGATTCTCGAAACCCTGGGAGCATGCCGAGGGGCGGTTGGCCTCGTAAAAAGCCGCACCGTTATAGTTGCAAACGACTCTAACTACTCTCTAGCAGCTTAGGCTAGCTAGCCATCTGTCCAAAACTTCTCAAATGGGTTTGGTTTATAGATGGTCATCTTACATTTGATAGCGAGGGAACCACGTTCAGGGGTGAACCGCGAAACAGTACTGAACTCGCCAATTGCAATCCTGTCTTTCGGAGTGTACTTGGTTAACCAAAAGAGAGACTAAGCATGTAGCGCCTTGGATGTAGGCTTTTTGGACGCGGGTTCGAGCCCCGCCGCCTCCACCAAATACTAGAAAGGCCAACCTTAACCGGTTGGCCTTTTTTTCTGCCTGTTTTCAGCCACTTACAGTCGACTTACTTGATAATTGGTGGCGTGTTTTGCTTAATCAGCGGTTAATCATCAATGGCGGCAAGTAGCTCAATGGCGGCAAAGTGGCGACAGCCGAATTAAAGTGGCGACATGGGCGGCACTGAATTACCCTCTTTCTTCATTTCAGTTTTATTATTATTTAACTTAATGTTTTTATTGTGTTTGATCGTTCCCTCGTTTTTTAAGCTTTGTTGCTAAAACCCCACGAAATCCAGCGAAAACCCAGCATTCATGCGGCTTTCACGATTGCTTGCGCTCTCACAGCTCCTGTATGGAACTGTAAAACAGTGAAATAAACCGCGATCATTTCAGATCTTCGATCCTTTAAAAGCCCTAGGAATGGCGCTGTCTGCGCCTATGAACTGCAATAATCTAAAACTGAAATTAAAAAATTATATAAAGCCCGCAGGAGGGGAGGAAGAGTGCGGATTTCGTGGCGCGGATTCTCTGTGGGGCTGGTTTCCGTGGGTAAACTCGGTGTTTACATCTGGGCGCGGGTTCGAGCCCCACGACAGGAACCTAACCGGCGTCGATGGTTTTGCTTTGATTAATTCATATCGAGCATAGGTAGGATTTGCTTTACTGCAGGTATCAAAAAGCCTCACTTAAAATGAGGCTGATGTGTGGTGAAGTCTAGACTTAGCCTGGTATATTAAGGTTTCTAAGTATTTCAACCAAGTTTTCACTGAACGTAGCAAGTTCAGATAGGCCCGAGAACATCTTTTGAATACAACGCTCTGCAGAGCTTATGCCCTCAACACCTTCAATCCAACTTTCCAAACCTTCTTTGACAATATCCATATTGTCTTCAATAAAATCTCTTATCTGTTTTTTTTCCATTTCATTTAATTTTTGCGATGCCTTTACTGCATCAGTAAAGTCTTTAAGAATAGTAACTTCTAGATTTTCTACTCTACCTTTAGTGAAGACTTCAGCCAACTCTGCCTTCCCGTTCGTTACAAACTCCAGCGGCGATATTTCCTTTTTAACGTAATGTTCTTCCATGCAACCTACTATTCATATAAATGTTCGGAATAAGCAGACTACATTATCACTTTGTTTCTGGCTACTTAGTGATTGGTCGAGTTTGCCATTTTGTTTGCTGGCCTGTGATGCTTCATTGATAACGGATTGCTCTGATAATAACGGCTATCAGCTGACTTTGTATGTGCCTGATGAACTGCCGCCTGTGACTTGCACTTGGGCGTTGCTGGTGATCTCGGCTACGACTGCGGCGGCTATGGCTTCGGCCATCTTGGCAGCAAAGGCGTGTTCGCCATTAGTGGTAAAGCCTCTGGCCTCTAGTTCGCTGACTATCTTGCCCTTTAGTGATGATTGACTTAATGCCATGTGACTTCCTTATGTTTGCCTTGCTACTTACCTGCAGTGACGGTTGATGAACCATCGCCATGTGGTGCGCCTGTAAAATGGCAGATGTGGGCACAAGTGACCACGGCCTTACCGCCATTCATTGTGATACGTTCGGCGGTGGTGGCTTTAGTGCCGCCAATAGTTTGGGTTAGATCACCTGCTATTTCTTCAATCTTGTTTTCTAGTATCTTGATGCGTTGGTTTAAGCATTCAAGCTTATCGTCTTTATCTGTTTTGTTGTCGAAGTTGCCCTTGTCATCAATATGCCGATACACCCCATCACGCACTTGATTGCGGGTTTCACCTGCTTTGATGGCTGGCAAGTCCCAGCCAAATGGTAATACGGTTCTGATGAATGGTTTGTCAGGTCTGCCGTAAGCAAAGCCTATTTCGACTATTGAGCCAATCGCAGGCGGTTCTAGTCTGCCTGCTTTATTGCCTGCACCAGGTAGTGGTAATGGCACGGCTTGCAATGGTTTTGATTTGGTTTCGGTACCGTTTTCATCAAGCAGCTGCACGTCAACGGCATAGCGTGGATAAAATGCATCACTGCCACGTTCGCCCTCTTCTGTTGGCAATTCTGGCAGTGCAACTACTTTGCCCCAGCGCGGTAAGTGTAGGCCTGATGTCAGCTCAGGAAACAGGCGGCGCACTATACGTTTGATTACGGTATCCACTGAGATTACTCCTTACCAGCTTATTATCATTTGGGTTTGTCTGAACTCAACCGATTTAATGCGCTCATTATTAGCGGTCACATGTGGCCGCACCATTGGCGTGGCTGGCATGGTGGCCGTTCTGCCTACTTGGTGGTTGGTCATCATGCTTGTTGGGATCACTACTGGCTTGTCGTGCCAAAATGAATCTTGATAGCTGCCGATATAGATTTTGCCATTGCCCTGCTGGTGCCAGATAAAATCTGGTATTTGATAGGCGCGGCCAATGTTATCTAAGATTTCATAGCCTGAACCATCACAGTAAAAACAGGGTATGGCGGTTTCGCTGTAGGCTTTATCGGGTACCACAAAATCTAGGCCTGTTTGCTTGGTTACTTCATCGAGTACTTGGCGCATGGTTGGGTGGCGCAGCATTACGCTTAAGTTAAAGGCGAGTGATGCGGCAAGCTCTCGACAAAACAGGGTATACCATCCATTAACTGCGGGCATTACTCGCTCGACGTAACCAATAAATACTCTATCAACCATGTCGCCCCAGCCTAAATCAAGCGCCACTTTATCCAAGCGATTCACTTTGGTATTGACGGTTATTTGGCAAGTACCTGGCGAGTCACTTTTTAACACTAACCAATGGTTTTTTAATTCCACAGGCTTAGCGTTAACCGTGGCACGGGCAATAAAGCGAGCGTTCGGCTTATTCATTAAGTTCTCAACTCACCAAAGTTTTCAGTTAGTAGCTTATCCAGTGAAGCATATTGCACACCGGACTGTTCAACTTCACCGCCTTGTTGGTTGGCGGTTGCCTGTGGCAAGCGTTGTTCCTTTTTCTCTGGCACTGAACGATATTCACTTAAGGTAAAGCTAACGCGCCATTGTCTTGTGGTTTGCTGCTCAACTGCATCAATCTTACTGGCAAAACGCACTTGCTTAACACCAAGCGCACTCGCTGTGTGATTGCTGATGCGGTAGATCATTCTTGCACCCGCCTCAGTCGCCTCGGCCATATTGAACAAGTCTGATAATTGCGCGACTTCAGTAAAAGGAATAAAGCCAGCCACACTTAGCATTTTGGCCTTAGCGCCTGTTTCGGCGCTATCGGTGCTCGAGCTCTGGCCGCTGGCGTCTTCACTGGCGAGTTCTTGACTCGCCGTGATCTGCAGAGCTTTGAGCTTAAGTGCAGCGCCATTTATTAATAACATAAATAGCCCTCATTACTCTGTCGCCACATATAATGTACTCCAGTCATCACCACGCCCATCATGCTTGAATTTTGACCACCCAAATAGCATTCGCCCATTTTCAGGCGTATTACTTGTGTTCTTGGTGAACATGCCGATAGGACAAGCATTGTTATATTCATAGTTCAGATATGGAGCAACATTAGAATACTCATCAAGCTTTCCCCACCAATCGTTACCAGAAAGCGTTCCGATTTTACCTGATGCATCCGCAACCTTTCCGGCAACACCTTTAAATTTATTATTTCGAACTATGCTTTTATTTTCTCCACGAAATTGGCATATAACCATTTCTTTTAATGTTTTCACTTCATTGTTTTCAATTGTAAAGCATGGGGTATTTCCATCACTATTTGATGATGCAAACGCGTAACCGTCACCAGTTAACAGTAAATCATTTCCTATTACTTTTGTTTCTATACTTGAACCGAAAATCTGCCCCCCTTTTGCTGCTACTCCTTTGTTTCCACTAAATAATTTAACATTGTAAATTAGCTGGCCGATAGAATATGAATTATAAACCACATTATCTGAAACTTTCTCGCAATTCCTAAACACTGTTTTAGCATAAACATTAAACATATTTGACTCAACATTACTCCAACCTCCTAAAACAATACAATTAATTGGTTTGGTATCAACTTGTTCAACTCGGTTTTTATTAAAAAATAATGCATCACCCTTATTTTTTATAAACCTAACAATATTGGCAATGTCTGTCCCATGCTTATTGTCAAACAATATATAATTACCTGACACGTCAATATTATTACATTTATTATTCACATCCCCATCATCACCAACTCTAAATATTGAGTCTGTAAATCCAGAATCTATAATTGTATTATTTGTAAACTTAACATTATTGACTCTACCATCTTTCGTCCCGTTAAATGAAAGTGGAAAAATACTTATAAATGTTCCATGAACATGCTTTTTAGCACTCCCTTTAAAGACATTGTTATTTATAGTTACATCATTTACTGCGCCGTTAACTCCAAATATTGCAAGAACTTCATCGCCTGAATCTTTATCAAACACTGAGTTCATTATATTAATATTTTTTGTTACCCCACCTACATTTATATTACGAACCCAACATCCCCCCGCATAATCACCTGTCTCATTCCTGAAGTATGACTTGTCTATATTTATATCTGTATTATCCGTTTCTATGTCAAAAGGATTAAATACTTGAGTTCGTATATTTGAGTGTGTTGATTTAAATCTATTTAAGCTTACATTTTTTGAATACCTCAACATTATCCCTGACGATGCTTGATCTTTACTTTGTTCATTATGTGCATCACATCGAATTTCCAAACCATTAATATCTAAATCAGTCACCCCCTGAATCAACCCTACTGCTCTTCTAGTAATTGGGTTGTTATTCGTGCTATCTGTCCAGTTATCATGAGCCCATAACGTAGCGTTATACCCATCTATTCGCATTCCACCTTTAAACCTAACTTGAGATGTAACCGCATAACCTTTTGGCGGCATAAATACATTGTATCCGCATGCAAAACAAGCATTCACATTGATTGTATTATCAGTTGCATTAACATTAAATATATCTTCTAAACCTGAATTTATTGTCTTTGCTACTTTTGAAGGAGAAGAAACAATCGCATCTCCTTTCCCGCCATATCGATACAAATGACCAGCCGGATATTTATTATTTTCAAGCAGTATTCTCTTTCCGCTAGTGCAATATAGAATCTGGGTCTCTCTGTCAAACCTCAGAACGGTTTCCTCTGAAGCAACCGTTATAAAACTTCCATTTTGTGCAATTTCAATATAGTTATCAGGATTAAAGTACAAATCTCCGTTAAATATAAAATTATTATTTTTAACTTTTGCGCCAACTATCAAGTTAATAATATTACTCTTCCCTGTTGCAGCCTGAAGAACATTAGTCTGCATTTCTGAGCTTGTATACCTTAAATCATCAACATCATTAGCCGCATTAACCACAGCAAGCTTAAACACGTAATGCTGTACACCTTGCACATCAATGTAATCATCCATTTCGCCATCGGTGACGGTAAACGCAACTTGTGGTGTCCAAACGCTGTTAGCTGTACCGCTAAACCACGCATCTACATACACAAACTGTGGGTATGACTGCAGGGTTAAAATATGTTCTTGCTTAAGTTCAATGCGTAGGCCAGACACATAACCCACACGGCAACACGCTAAAGCTGTTAGCTGTTGCACGTGGTACCACTTTAAAGCCGTCTTCAATAAACCAATCTTTGCCGTTCATGTCTGCGGCAAGCTGTTGCGTTAATTTATCCATGCCACCTAGGCGTGCAGTAAAATCTAGCTGCCACGTTTCAGGCGCTACGTTAATACCAGTGAGATCGGCAATACCTGAGTACTCAATACCAAAATTACGGTTTAGGGTATTACCAGCCACACCCGGCTCGGTGATGGTTTTTACCGTGGTTGGGATATGGTTAATTGCAACTAACGTTTGGTTAACTGACGAGTACAAGCCTACCCAGTTAAATTCAAACGGACCCGTTAAACTATCAAGTACGGCTGAGTAAACCACTACATTGTCGTTAATGCGGCCAACTTGCTGCACAATTTGCTCGTGCACCTTATGTTCGGTTGGTATTCCCTCTTCGCGGTTAATTGGCGCAGTAGGGTCTTGGTCTGGTACGTTAGCAAAAATAAAGGTGTCAATGTCTAGCTGCTCATTAGCTTGTGCTTTAGCTGCAAAGAGTTTTTCACCTGCGATTGTAATAACTGAAGCCATGTTGTTTCCTTATCTCTTACTAATGAGCTGTTTTTGAACGGTCATTTTGTTGGTAACCGTAAAATGTGATTCGTTATCCATTAGCGCTAATCCAAGCGCTGGGCGCATGTCATCGCTTAGGCTGGCAATTCCGGTTAAGCTGTCTAAAGAAAAGTCTGACGGTGGCGCCACAAGCGGCATGCTAGCAATGGTGTCAAACTGGTAACGTCTTGTTGTGCGGCCATACTGGCGACAAATGTTGTCAATTAAACCTGCTCTTTCTGCTAAGTCACTGTCGAGTAGCTGCAAACTCACCACATCCCAATCGGTATCACTCACTCGTTCATCAATGGTGATCCATGGCGTGCCCAGCTTTTCAAACATGTAATACCAGCCCTCTTTGCTCCCTGCGCCTTTGGCAAATTTAAGGGCGAACTTTACTCGCGTTCTATAAAGCTGCTCGGTTTCACCTGGTATTTGTTCAATGTCTCGTTCCCACGCTAACAAATGCACTAAGGCTAATTCGGCGGTCATGGGGTCGAGTTGCTTAGACGGGAACGCCAGCAAGTCGGCAAAGCGTTGCCAAAACAACACCGCACCTTGGCGTAGTTTGTCTATCTCGCTGGCTGGCCGCGCCAACCAGTACGGCATTTTGGTTAGGCTGTGCCAATTGATTTTGTCTAGTCGCATCATTTACGCATTACCGTTATCAATGGTTAACTCGCCAATACGAGGCACATCGTTACCGCTGGTAATATCCATTTGGTGCCAGTTCAATGACTCAAGCCCTGCAAATTCTTTATGCAATTCTTGGCCTAAGCGGCTAAAGCTAAAGCGGCTAGCGGGCTCGGTTCGCGTGGCGTTGTAGTTGCTGTTTTCACGAAATGCGCAGCGAATAAAGTCTTCAACACCTGCCAGCAATGCGCTAACTTCATCGGCTAGCAACGCTGATTGTGGGTACACGGTTACGCCAATGTTGGTGATCACCGCTGGCATGGCCATAACCTGCAGATCATCGCCATGGCCATGAAAGCCCTTTTGCATCACGTACTCGTTTAAGTCATTAATCAGTGCGCTTGATGGCTCGCTCGTATCAAGCAAAATAAAGGCATTCGCGGTACCTGGACCTCGCGGCGCATCATGTTCAAAAAACAAGTTGTCTGCGTTAAGGCCTGCGCGTTCGGTTAGCATGGCGCGGTAAACCGCATCGATATGCCAAGGCGCTGCTGCGGTAAAGGCGTTGCGGGTACGTAACTTTAAATCTTCGTTGCTTTCAGCATCGGCGCCGAGTACATCAATCCAATCAGCTTCATTGGTAACACTGCCAATGCCGGTGACTGACTCAGGCAAAATATGGTAATAGCCTGCGCCAAGGTTATAGGCCGCACCTGCATGTTCAGCCGTAACGAGTACCAACACACTGGCGGCGTTCTCGGCTAAGATCACATCGTCAATGGTTAACACGCGATACACCACGCCGTTAATGGCATCGGTTTGTATTACGGTACCAGCGCTAATCAATAGGCTTGGGCCACTACTGGCCGCACGTAGAAATTTGATTTTGCCCTTGGTAAATTCGGTCTGCTTACGGGTTAAATCATGCTCCCACGCTTTAGCCTCAATAAAGGCATCGTCGGTGGCGGTTTGTAAAAACAAGTTAGGTAAGATTTTTTCAACCAATACCTTGTTTACAATCCACGTGGCAGGCTTTGCCACTATGGCAGTGAGCAACCGCCAAAATGGCGAGAACGGCGCATCGTTAGCAACAATACAACCCGCCTCTTCAACGTCTTGCTTAAATAACGCTTTCCAGCCGTCTTCCGTGGTTGGAATGCCTGCATCTTCAACTATTTTTTTAAAGTTAATGTCAGACACTGTTTTTTCAGCCATGGTTATCTCCGTCTGTGCCAGTAGTAATCGCCGTACTTAACGGACCAAAATTAATCGTGTCGGCAAACACCCACCATTGACCGGCTTTTACTTGTTCCACTTTTACCGTGCCCGGCATAATGCGTAAGTCATCTTCAACCAATAACGTAATGCGGGTTTGGGTGTCGGCCGTTACGCCTGTGCCTCTGTCGCTCACTAATAAATTGGCAAGACCAGACTCAATAATCGCGTGCACAATGTCTTGGGCGATAACCGCACGTTCAGTTAAATAAGTTGGGTTTAATCCGGCATCTAACACCAGATCACCATGCTGAATATGCAAATCACGAAACAGGCAATCACTCATCCGTGCATCTCCACATAGTTCATAAAGTTCTCGTCGCCCTTAGCTGGGTACACGTTAACCGTGCCCACACTGGTTGATTTACTTTGGTTAGCCGTTGACAAGTTTTGAGTAATACCGCCGCGCTCAACACGGGCTTGAACGGGGGCCATTGCAGCCACGCTTGGCATGCTTGAACTCGACATTGATGCATCAATATCAACACCTGGTATTAAATTCAGCTTGTCGATAATCCAATCCATCGAGTCATTGAAGATGGATTTAACCCCGCCCCATACGGAGGCGAAAATGCCAGTAATAGCTTTAAGCCAGCCCCAATCACTAAAGGCTGATGTAAGATCATCCCAGTAATAAATCAGCGCACCCACGGCAACTATTGCCCCAGCGATTCCGGCAACAATCCATCCCAATGGCGTGGTCATCATCAACATGTTTACAGCAAACAAGGTTGTTCTAAGTGCCGTTAATCCAGATATCAACAGGGTATTAATACCAGCCCAAGCCATCGCGCTTACACCATAGGCCGTCATTGCCATTTTTGCGGCGCCCATCATCACAGTAAAGGCACCACCTGCAATCACTAATCCCGTAAAGGCGATAGCGGTATAGCCAATATATTTAGTTAAATTAGGGAATGTTTCGGTAAACCAGATCACGTCGTGGCCCATATCGGCAATCCAGCCAACAAAGCTATTAAATGCAGGCAGTACGGCGCTTCCTAGCGCTGCGCGGATAACGTACCAGCTCTGGCTTAAGCGTTCGCTTTGGTCGGTCATGGCTGCGGCCATCTCTTCGGCCTTGCCCATGCCTTTAACTTTGCCAAGGGTATTGATTGAGTCGCCAAGGCCGTTAATGTCGGCCATTAATAACTTAACTGTGGCAACCGCTTCTTGTGAGCCAAAGGCTTTGGCTAATGCATCTCCCTCGGCCACATCTAAGGTGTCGCCATACTTGCCTTTAATTTGGTTGAGAATATCGACCATCGGCAACATGGCGCCTTGGGAATCGGTAAAGCTTAGGTTTAGCGCATCTTGTGCTTTACCCACACCCGCTAAAAATGATTTATATTTGGTGCCCGCTTCACTGCCCGACATGGTTGATTGCAATGTGCCTAAAATCGCCATCTGCTCATGCATGCCAATGCCTGCACTGGTCGCTTCTGCGCCTATGCTGGTAAAGGCGCTCGACATCTCCGAACCTGTGGTTTTAAATGCCTGCACTGCTGTGGCGGTCATGCCTGTCACTTGGGCAACCCACTCGCTTTTGCCCATGTCATTGGCTTGATTTTTGAAGATACCAAACATGGTGCCCATGTAATTGGTAATGGTGGCGGCATCGGCTTTGGTGGCCGTTGCCAACACGTTACTTGATAACGTAAACGCAGACAGATCGGCATCACTTAGCCCTGCAATAGCTGACTGAATATCGTAGCTAGAGCTCACAAATTCGGTAGCAGATTTACCGTATTTAAGTGCGTATTCGTAAGAGGTATTCGAAAGCTGTTTAAGTGCAGAGTCTCGTACGCCAAGTGATTTAACCTCACCTAAAACGCGGTCCATTTCAATGGCTGGCATAAGGACACTTTGCAACGCCATACCTGCCGCCGCCATGCCACCCACGCCCGTAGCCATTTGCATGGTGCCAGCTTGGTAGTTAGCTGCTAGACCATTAAATTGCTGGCTAATCTTAGCGATCGGCTTAGTGATTTGGTCTATCAGTCCAACGGTGAACATTAACGGCTTAGGTAAGCTCATGCTGCCTCTTTTAAAGAACCGCTGATGGCTCTTTCTCTCTATTTCTACTTACCACCGAACGCCTTGCAAACGGCGTTGGTGACGATGGCTTCTAAATCTTCGCGCTGACGAGTTAACAACCAAGCCGCGCGGGCAATACTGATTTCGCTGTCATCTTCGTGCGGTAGCAAATGCCGCCGCACAATGAGCAATTGCTCAAGCTGGTTGTTGCCTATGGCGTCAACCAGCGCATTTATTTTTTTACGGCAATTTCAATCGCTGGTGCAAACTGCTGAGTGAGTAAACCCGCAATTTGCATCGATGCACCTGGCGAGTTATCCAGAACGCCACGCAGCTGCTCTTTGTGGTCAGTGTCGACGGTACGCATCACCAAGTTATGGGCTGGCGCGACTTTGTTATCTGGCATAATTTCATTCAGATAAGCGTTATAGTCGTCTGTGGTCACGGTAAAGCTAATGTCACTGCCTGCGATGGTTAATACGATTGGCTTTTTCATGCTGAATCCTTGTTTTTTCTGTTATTAAAAAAGTCTTTTAAGTTAGTGAAACCGTCTTTCATTTGGCGCTCGATACGGTCGCCCAAATCTTTTACGTCATCTTTGGTGGCATAGTTTTCGGCCACATGGGTTTTATGGTCGCTTAGCTCTTTGGCGGTATTCTTTTGGCTGTTAAATATGCTGGCTAACAGCGGCACTAAGATTGTGAGCACAATGCCGCAAATCGCTAAGAACACACGGATCCAATCTAGGCTGTCATTCACTTCGCTACTCCCTTAATCTTTTCGACCGTGCGTAGGCCTGCAAGACCTAGCATGGCGAGGGTTAACTCCATCATTACCTCTAGCGGCAACTCTGGTGTGCCGGCATCAGGCCAAATCCATTGCAAAATAGGGTTAATTAAAAATGCGAATAAAAAGCCAAAGCCACACACCCACATTAAAAATGGTCTTGCTCCTGCAACAAATACTGAGCGATGTTGCGCGGCCATAGTGTTAGCCAATGCCTGCATCAACATCGGCTTTTGTTTAATTTCGGTGAGGTCGTTATCTAACTGCTTGCGCTCTTCGTCAGAGGTAAACAGCGCATCACCCGCTTTCCCAATGGCTTCAATTGGGTTGGTACCTAAGATTGTTGAAAACCAGCTCATGATTAGCTCCTATAAATGCACTACACGTTGCAGCCAGCCAAACTGATATTTCTCTTGGCTTTCGTCTTTCACTGCAATGTTGATACAAAAACTAATTCGCATACCACGCACTGCTTCAATCAATACCTTTAAGCCGTTTTGCTTACGATGCTCTACATACTTATTTAGCGCGTATAACGAACGACTACCGACAATGCCATCGGCCACTAAGTCGGGGTAAAGTGTTTGGCGGTTATTCAGTACGTTAAGCACTTGCTGCAAACACTTGCCTGCGCGGTTCACGCCTGAGTTAACCCCAAAATCAAACAACTGCTCGGTAAGTGTTTCGCTAATGCGGCAAATGTCATCAAGCTTTAAGCGTGTCCAGTAGCGGCCTTGATAAATCTTGAACGCTAACTCATAAGGCAAGTCGCGCATTGCCCCCTGATAACCATTTTCACGAGCAACACTTAATGTGATGCCATACATGGTTTCACCACCGCGATCTGTTGGGTCGTTAACGTACCCGCCCTCGCGGTCGATCAACTCTTCAATCAATCTGTTTTTTAAGTTGTTCATTGCTTTCGCTCACTTAACGTTTGGCAGTCAATACACAACTGCACACCTTTTACCGCTTGGCGGCGTGGCTCGGGAATATCCTCGCCACACCGGGCACAATAGCTAGCACTGGCTTTTGCTACGAGAAGCTTCGTGGCGCGGCCTGCTAAGTATTGGTTTAGGGCTCGCGCTTGCACTCTTACTGACTCGTCGCCTTCGTCCATGCTAATTCACTGCCTATTGGTTAATGTTTTCGATTTCATCTGGGCGCAAATACGGCACGCCATCGATGTGCACAAAATCAGGGTCGGTGACATCAAATGGGATTTTAAACAAGGATGCTTGACCACCTTTTTTGTCGATATCCAAGATATCGCTGAGCTTGATACGGCATCCAAAGGCTTCGACTTTTGTCTCGTCTTTTGCCGTTTTGGCATAGAACATAATGTCGAATGGCTTCATACCACGCCACGAACCCGCACTTTTAGCAGCGTTCGATATCAACTTAAAGTTGCTAGCATTTACCGATAGTTCACCACTGGCCGACACGTCACCATCGACATAGCCATCGGGTACACCGCTGGTTTGGCTTACGCCGCTATTGTCGGTAATGGCAAGGCTTGCCGTGTCAACTTGGATCATGGTGTCGCCTAAGTTGACGTTAAAATTCATTCCAGATAAACGCATGTCTTTCTCCTGCTGCTCTGGTTATTAAAGGTTGCTTAGATCAAGCATGATGTTGACGGTGATCTCTTTTGGGCTGTTGTAAGGGCGCACGACCATGTAGATCACCACACTCTTGTTCGTTGGCCACTCGATAGTAATATCGCCATCTTTTGGCGGTTGAATATCACCTGGGAACTGAATGCCTAAAATGGTGTAGCTCTTACTCATGATGCGCAGTGGCTTGGTAAAGTAAGCCTTGTTCATTTCGATGCTGTTAGGTGTGGAGTTAAGTACCCGATCAGCAATGCGGCGAATCGCTAAAATACGCACTTCGCGACTGGCTTTGTGCACTACACGAAGTTGCTCAATGTATTGATAGTCACCGCCTGCAGCGTCAAGGGTTGAGCCATCGCCCCAATAAATGCCCTCAAAGTCTGGGTACCACTGCGGCACACTTAAGCGCGCATTGGCTAAGGTTTCTAACGTGGCAAGTTGCAGTGGCTCGGCGCTGCTATCCACTGGTGACTCACTCCCAAGCGTACCTAAGCCCATTACGCTACCCGTTGCCACACGCATTGGGCTGTCGGCAATACTCACGGCGGCATTACATAAGCGGCCAGCGAGTACACCCGCGTTATTGCCATGCAGCTGCGGCACTGGAATTACTAAGTGATTGGCAAGGCCTGTGACTAACGCCACGCTGGCGGCTTCAAATTCGGACCACGTTTGGCTAGCTGCATCGATACCCGCTAGCGCAACAATGCCCGATACAAAACGGCCTAGCTTGGCTTGCAAGCCAAATAGGTAATCGTGTTTGTCGCTGATCTCTTTTGCGGTTTTGCTTGGGTCACAGAACACCACGGTTTCAAAGCTTTGCACTTCGTTGGCGCGGTCAATGGCAGCAAATACGTCTTCGTCAACGGCAAGTGGATAAACGGCTGCTGTCCAGTTTTGGCCAGCGTTTAACTGCGCGGCGATCACTTGGGCGCGCAATGGACTATCAGCAAGAACGGTTTCAAGATCCGTTTGTGCACCAACGCTAAACAGCTGGCTTTCTTCATCAACATGACCTGAGCGACCAACAAAGAGAAAATGGCATTCGATGGCGTTAACGTCACCTTGTCCCAAATTCAAATTGTTGACTTGTACTTTACCTAGTGACATGGGGTATTCCTCTTTATCTTTGATTAACTTTATCTATGATGATGGCTAATTGGCGCTGTACGTTTTCAGTGCTATCGCCTAAGAATGACCTTGCTTTTACTGGAATAGACCAATTTTGCTTGGGCTTCTTATTTCTTAATGCTTCGAGCGCCATTTCTGCCTGACCGACAGTCATACTTGCTACCAATTCTTTAATGGTCGCCTTGCGATAACCTTTGCCTTTGGATTTTCTGGCCTTAGCGCCTAACTTTACTAACGCCTTGGCCTGCCCTCTGGTAATTGGTGCATCGTAATCAGGTTTGCCATGGATGCGCTTCATTCTGGCTGCACCCATTTTTTCGGTGGCGCCCTCTTGATGAAAAGCAGCAATTCGGCCGGTTAATTTGTTTTTGTGTTTAAGCTCCAGTCGGTTGCCACCCGTGACGTATGGCTTTAATCCTTTAGCAAGCCGTTTTAATGACTTAGATTCGCTATTTTTTTTGCGGGGAGCAAAGCTCTTCCCATCAATATCTTCTTGCTTGCGGATCCGTTCTCTAGCAAGCTTTCGCTCATACCTGCCTAACGTCCCCAATATAAGATTTCGCTTTTTTTCTGGCAGAGATATCAACAACAACTGTTGCTTAAGGCTCAGCGCCTGCTTTTTATTTGGCGTAATGACGAGGCTCATTCATCCCCCCTTTGCTGCAGATCAACGCTTTCGGCAATATTGATAGGCACTAGCGATACCCGATAGCGCCCACCGTTAAATTGCACAGGGCCGTTGTCGTCGGGAATAAGCTCTATGTCATCCATCAGCTGCAGTTCGATTAATATCGTGGCGTTGTCTTTGCTCACTACATCGATGTCGATTTCTGGATCATCTAAGCCGTAAACATCGCGTGGCCATTCGCTGTCAATGAGGTAAGCCGATACTATGGCAAGCAGGTTGTATGAGTTAATGCGGCGGTGCGGAAACTGCTCGAATGCAATAACAGCGTTGTACTTCCACTTGGCCACTTGGTAACCGTCAATGCCTTTATCTTCACCGCTTAAAATCAGGGTACCGCGTTCTTGCCAGGCATCGATGTTGTTGGCCTTGATCACCGGCTGCAAACTGGTAAGTAAGAACTCGCATAATTGCTGCAGTTGGGTTTTAGTCTGATATTGGGTATTGGCTTGGCTCATAGCGAATGCACTCCCGCACGGCCAAGGCCTAACAATAAGCGCACGCTGCGGTTAGATTGGCCAAGCAAGGCATTTTGCTGGTCTTCATCTTGGGCTTTATTGTTGCCCGCTTCTTTTTGGTCGACGGCAGAAAAATAGCCCAGCAAGTCGGCATGGGAACGGGCATAGACTGCCGCGCGGTAAATGCTGACCTGCTGCTCACTGAAATCAGGAACTAGACTGGCGTCTAAGGCGAATGGCACATCCGTGTTTTCTGTGTAATTCAGTATTTGTTGTTGCACTTCGGCAACGCTGCGATTGAGAGAGTCAGCAATGGCTTGCTCTTCAAAGGTTTCAGGTATGCGGCGATGGCGGCGAAACTCGCCCGTTGACAACGCAGGCCAGCCGCTAGCTTTGTCGATATCGATGCTTGCTTGTGCTGCTGCCTCAAATCCAAAACTACTCATAGCATGTTCTCATTCGCGTTTAATTAGGTTCAGTGCGGTTAGCGTCGACGTGGTTATTAACAGTCACCCGTTAAACACTCGGCTAGCGCACTGGAGGGTTGGGAGTCGGTCCTTTGCACTTTTAACTAGGCTCTTGCGAACCGCTCTCTTGTGAGCCATAGGCTTCAAGTGCACGTATTCTCATTTCAATCTTGTTGCGTATGGTTTTTACCTGGGCATGCTTATGCAGGCTGGCGGCTTTTTCCAATAACGCATCTGCTTGCTGTAAGCGGTCAATGTCGCCCACTTGCGTTGGCTTAACCTCGCCGTTCGTTGTGCGCAGTAACGCCAAACCAGCGAATTTGTAATACTTGGCGGTAACCACTTCCGGTAATTTCCAACTATTCGCAACATGCTTAAACACCTGGCTGAAATACGGCTCAATGCTGTGGCCGTTATCTGCTTGAATCTCACACCAGTCGAATACAGCATCGCTAATAAACCCTGCCCATTGGCGGCGAATAGTGCGCACCATAGGTTGGTTAAGCTCAATGGCTTTGAGGCCGAGTTCAATGCCTTGGCCGAGATCGTCAACGTCGAATAGCCAAACCACGCAATAAGCAAAAATAGGATTGTCAGAAATAGCATTTTTGTCGTTCTCCTTGACGCTTTGTAGCGTTGCTACTGTTTCTAAGTACTCGGTGACAATGGGTAACCACTTAGGCAGTAACACGTCACGTTTATGGGCAACTTTGTCTGCCCGCCTTACCAAGCCCTTGAGGCGTTTTAAGTCGTCCTCAAGTTCGATAAGTTGCAAGTGCAGGCTTGGCGCATATTGCGCGTCACCTGTCAGACCTACTTTTTCGAGCTGCTTTTGGCTTTGGCGTCTTTCTCGCCAGGCGAGGATGCTAGCTCCGCCGACGGCTTTTTTATTTCGCTTGCCGCCTCTTTAATGTCACTAGCAGCTTCACTAATGGTTTCTGCGTTGTAGGCCAGATCACTAGATGCTTCGCTTACGTCATTGGCAGCGGTTTCGACTTTTCCAGCGGCTTGTTCCACTGTGTGGGCGGCATCGGCGACAGTGTCGGCGCTGTGCTCTAATTCGGTTTGAATGTCAGTGGCTATGACCTGTGAAATACGGCCATCTTCATCGGTAGTCACTTCTGCAGTAACCGACTTGTCATCACCAGTTGCAGGGTCAACGTGAATTTGCATATCTACAAAGCGAGCTTTTTGGGCAACTGCTTCATGGGCTTTTTCGATGGCTTGCTCTTCTTCACAACCAAGCAAGTAAGCCAGTAGCGCTAACGCTTCATTTGCGGGTTTAGCTGTCACGGCTTTATGCTCGGCACAATCATGTGCTTGCTTGGCTTTTTCAGCGTCACAACGTTTTTTAAAATCGGCTATAGCACTCATGGCAATATCCTGTTTAGTCGTTCTAGTAATGAGTTAATAAGGGGTTGATTAGGCACTCGTTGAGTGCCTAATTGGTTTACTTAAGCCACTGGCGCTGGTGCAGGGCCAATATTCATATTGGCTTCATCGATAGCCGCATAGCCCTCGAACTCTTCAACTGCATAGCCTTCCATGCGCCAGTACTTATCTTCATGCTGTTTGCGGTCTTCAATATTTTCAGACTTACGCGAACGAGTGCCCACTTGGGTGTAAATATGCAGATTAGAAAGTAAGGTCACGACGATGCGTTTACCTGGGAAGAACGGCGGCGTATAAGCACGTAAACCACCAATGGATTTATCCATCTGCTGCGCAGCCACTTTCTCGCTTGGCTTGTCAGCTTGGTTCATCATCTTGGTTTGGGCTGTGGCGGTTAAGTCACTACCCACTAACACGACTAAGCGAGGATCATTACGCAGTGATGGATGGATAAGCGTGTTTTTCAGTTCGGTAACAATGGCGTCAAGCGTCTTGTATTCACCGGGTTTTAAATCTGCCGTTACCGCATCAGGATTGAAGTAGATTGGGTCGGTAACAATTTGGCCTGCGGCTTTTTCTTTAACGATTTGGTGCCAGCCTTTGTTAACGTCTTCGCCCATAGGGTTGTTAACAGGATCTGAGTTTTCGGCAACCGAGGTACCATTAAAACCAACACGGAGTAAATCCAGCGCAAAACGACGTGTAGCGTTTTGACTCATCAGCTTTACAAACTCGTTTTGCCTGCCAGCATTTGCCCATACTGCCAGTGTTGACCACTTAACCGATGCACATGAATCAGTTTCAGTCAGCTCGTAATTGTGACCACCGACGCCGTTGACAGTGTTGAATCGACCGTCTTTTTTACGGCCTGTGGCAATACCATAATCACCGACTTTAACCACTTGGCCTTTAATCTGGTCAACGTCCATCATTGAGATCAGTGATAGAAACTCAACCTGCTCAAGCAGCGCTGCTTTTAGTTTGGTTTCCATTGGGCCAGTAACGCTGAATTGATGTTGCACATCATCAACGCCGTAAGCCGTTGCCATGTTGCTGGTATATGCCAGCAAACAGGCTTTTGCGACTGGTGTTAAAAAATTCATTTTGCTCTCTCTTGTTTAGTGATGAATGTCAGCTATCAATTGCAGCGAGTTATACAACCGAGAATTGTTCACCAAGACCAGCAGGATCAGGCTCTTGGCCGCCCGTTTCTTGGCTTAGCGTTTTAAACTGAGTTTCCATACCATCAACTTTGGCGGTTAGGCTCGTTAGCGTTTCATTAAGCGTGCTGAACTGCTCTGCCGTGATACCATTTTGCGGCTCACCTGCAGGCGCTTGCTCTTCTTCGGTTTCTGGCGGCTTTACACTGAAAGCTTCTGTTTTTGCTTCAAGGCTTTCTAATCGAGTGCCGATAGATGCAAATTGGCCCATCAAGGCTTCATGCTGTTCTTTAGTCATGGGTTCTTCCTCAGAAGTGTTGCTTACATGCTCAGTGCTGTTTATCTGATGCGGCGTAAGGGATTTAAAAAACTTGCCTACAATGCTGAAAAACGCCTTTTGGTTTTCAGGGGTGATCAGCTCTTCACTGTCTACTGCTGGGTAGCTAATAACTAGCTGCTCTGGCGCGCCGTATTGGTGCGTTTCAAGACGCTCTTTAGCACCAAATTTAAGGCGGTCAGTGCCAAGGCTTGCAGGCTCATCGGTAACACCAAGGCCTGTTAGGTAGGCTTTGCCTGTGGCGGCAAAATTCGGGTCAAGCTCAATCGAGGTGTAGACCTTTTGGTCATTCTCGTTAGCCATAATAAATTGGGAGTTAGGGTTCAACTTACCAAACAGCACTAACTTGCCGTCATGCTCTTCGGTTTTCACTTCTATCACGTCACCCCACGCGCCATACCAACGGCGGTGATCAGGCCAAATGCGCGCACCATAAGTTTTAGGATCATAGGTTTCAGCAATATCGACTAGCCATTGACGTTCAATTGGGACATTACGAAACGTTGCGCCCTCAGTTGCGATGCGTACCCAGTCTGTTTTCAATTGGCTCATTACATAGTCCGGTTAGTGGTTTGAATGCGATAAGTTGAGATATTGCAGGCAGCATAGCCAGCTGCAACGGCGCTGGCACTCGGTTTGGTTCGGAGGAATTCGGATATAGGGCTATATCCGAAACAGGCCGAACATTAGTCCGTTATTGCCTTGTAACTTATGAATACACTGCAGGTCAGTTGGTTTATTTGTTCACTACTTACGGAGTCGAATCACTCACGCATGGCCTACTCTCCTGAAATTCGCGAAGCGGTAAAGCGGCTCTATTTAAGGCGCTGGACACCGGACGAGATCCGTCTCGAACTCGACCTGCCTAATACGCGGGTGATTTACTTTTGGGCTGACAAATACAGTTGGCGCGATCTGCTGCGCGAGGAAGAAGTCGACGAGGCCATTGCTCGGCGCATTGTGATGCTGACCGATATCGCTGATAAATCTGGCGGGCAACTTAAAGAGCTCGACATGCTGATTGAAAAGCATGTGAAGCTGAAAAAGCAGCGCTTAATCAGTGAAGGCCATTCGTTCGGTGCTAATGGCAGTACTAAGAACAGTGGCAAAAATAGCAAAGGCAGCGATCAGCAAAATAATGCAGCGCCAAGCAAGCGTAAAGGTCGTAAACGTAAGAATGACGTTAGCCATTTAACCGAGGAAGATTTTAAAGCCTGGTACGCTTCATTATTTGAATATCAAAAGGTGATGCATGAAAACCTGCATCGGCGTATTCGTAATATTCTTAAGTCGCGCCAGATTGGTGCCACCTATTACTTTGCCGGTGAAGCATTCGAGCAAGCGGTACTTACCGGGGATCCGCAAATATTCCTCTCGGCTTCACGTTCGCAGGCCGAAGTATTCCGCACCTATATTGTGCAAATTGCGCAGCAGTTCTTTGAAATAGAATTAACCGGTAACCCGATTGTATTGCACACCGCACACGGTGATGCCGAGCTAAGGTTTCTGTCGACGAATAGCAAAACCGCGCAGAGTTACCACGGCCATGTGTATGTGGATGAATACTTTTGGATAGGCAAGTTTGATGTACTCAACAAACTAGCCTCTGCTATGGCCACCCATAAAAACTGGCGCAAAACCTACTTTTCTACCCCATCAACCAAAGCGCACCCCGCTTACAGCTTTTGGACGGGGGATCACTGGCGCCGCGGTATGAGTGATCGCGAAGAGGTGGAGTTTCCCACCTTTGATGCCATGCGTGACCGTGGCCGGTTTTGCCCCGACAAGCAATGGCGCTATGTGGTCACCATTGAAGATGCCCTTGCTGGCGGTTGTGGACTGTTCGACATTGAGGAGCTGCGCGACGAATACAACGACGATGACTTTAAAAACCTGTTTATGTGCATTTTTGTTGATGATGCCGATAGCGTATTTAAGTTCAGCGACCTTGAAAAATGCATGGTCGAGTCGGCTCGCTGGCAAGATCACAAACCCAAAGAGCAACGGCCATTTGGCAATCGCGAGGTTTGGCTCGGTTATGACCCATCACGAACGCGCGACAATGCCACCTTAGTAGTGATTGCACCAGGTGAAAAGAAAGGCGAGAAATTCAGAGTACTTGAAAAACACTATTGGCGCGGCTTGAACTTTTCCCATCACGTAAGCGAAATACAAAAAGTCTATGCCCGTTATCGAGTCACTTACATTGGCGTTGATACCACAGGCATTGGCGCGGGCGTGTTCGACTCGATTAGCACCTTATTTCCGCGCGAGGCCACGGCGATTCATTACAGCGTTTCAAGCAAAACTCGCTTAGTACTGAAAATGATTGATGTGGTTGAAAGTGGCCGCATCGAGTGGGACGCCTCCCACAAAGACATTGCCATGAGCTGCTTATCAATACGCAAGACCACCACCGACACAGGCGGGGCTATCACTTTTAAAGCCAGCCGCGATAACGTAACCGGCCACGCCGATGTGTTTTTTGCCATCGCCCACGCCGTTATTAACGAACCACTGAACTTTGCACATAAGAGAACATCATCATGGACAATGCAGCATTAGCCGCCACCGAAGAGTTAGCAACCGAAACAGAAACGGCTAACGCGCCAGTGGTGTTTAGTTTACCCGAGCAAGTGATGCCTAACATGTGGCTCACCGATTATGATTCACTGTATTACAACGACGGTGAACAATATTGGGAACCGCCCGTTGATAGACATTTGCTGGCTAACTTAACCCGTCGCAATGCCCAACATGGCGGCATAGTGCAAAGCCGCGCCAATATGGCGACTAGTCGTTTTGTCTCTGGCAGCATGACTGCCCAGCATGTTGAGGCTACATTTTTAAACTTAGTGCAATTTGGTGATGTGGCACTGCTTAAAGTGCGCAATGGTTTTAGGCAGGTGGTGCGCCTGTTCCCATTACCTAGCTACCGAACCCGCGTGGGTAGTGATGGCGGCGCGGTAGTGCTTGAGCGTAATAACCAAGTAAAGCGCTATAAAGCCAAAGACATTATTTGGGTGCGCCAGTACGACCCAGTGCAGCAAGTCTATGGTTGCCCTGATTATCTCGGAGGGTTGCAAGCGGCACTGCTCAATGAAGATGCCACACTGTTTCGCCGTAAGTACTACATCAACGGCGCGCACATGGGCTTTATTATGTATGCCACCGACCCAAACTTAGATGCTGATGTCGAGAAAGACATTAAAGAGAAGATCCAAGATTCTAAAGGCGTGGGTAATTTTAAGTCGCTATTTGTCAATATTCCCAACGGTAAAGAGAAAGGTTTGCAGATCATCCCCGTGGGTAATTTTGAATCGAAAGACGAGTTTATGAACGTGAAGAACGTCAGCTCCCAAGACGTACTAAACGCCCATCGTTTCCCTCCTGGCTTAGCGGGCATTATCCCATCTAACACCGCAGGCCTTGGCGACCCGTCAAAGTATGATGAGGTTTACTATAAAAATGAGACTAAGCCACTGATCAGAAAATTAGTCGATGCTGTGGCGCAAGATAGCGAAGTCGGGGGCAGGCTGTCACTAGTGTTTGATTTGGGATAAAGGCTGTAGTGTAGCTACACAGCTACACTACTCGGTGCGTTTGCGTTACACCCGCTTAACAGGCAAATAGTGGTTAGCTATGATTGCGAAGTGATGGCCAACTATTAATTTCCGTTTAAGCAACTTGCTATGTAACTACTTAGGTGATGGGTAAAGGGTTTCATAACGAATAGAAATACAGTTACCACCAAGTTCTTCTAATACAGCTTTTGTTGTGCCGCTTTCATAAACAGATTTACCAGCAAGTTCAGAGTTGTATTTATAATCTTTATATATAGTTTCTCTGACTTCGTTGCATGATTTTCCAGGGAAAGTTACCATTTGCATTAAGGTGCTGTCACAATTACCGTCTACTCCTGGAGCGATAGACAAAGTAGCATACCCCCATGTGCCATCGTTATATTTCCTAATATTTAGCGATGAGAATATTCTATCTGATGGACTGTTTTTTGGGGCTGAAGACCATGCTCCACTAGCCCCACCTTTACCATTTAAAAAACTATCCATTTTTTGAATTTCTTGAATGCATTGGTTAACACCCCATTCTTCAGCATGTTTTGTAATAACACCATCAAACTTTTCCGTTGCATAAGCTTGGCTAGAAAATAAAACCAAGAATGACCCAATTAATATTTTTTTCATTTTATAATCCATTTTTATTTATATATTCTAATTATATAACGCCGTATTAAGGGGTGAGCGATGCTAAATACCACTGCTTCGACAAACAACTTAAAACGCAAAAGCTGAATTAAAACTAAAACTGCCAAGCGTTGCGAATCCAGCTTAAATGCCTCGTTATGTACGTTTTACCGTGTGCACTGGTACCCACCCGATTTCATCCGTTGACCTTGATACTCGATACCAAGAATTTAGTTCGAAAAGCACTGATAGTTTTTCACCTATAACTGTATTGAACTCCAAATTATCGTAATCTTGAAGCAAGATGCCCGTAGAACTCCCCACGACATTATCGATGTATTGGATTGGAGCCCAAGCTTGATCACCCGCGTCATTGGTTATAAAAATCCAATTGTGAAACTCATCATCCATTTCACCAAGGGTGACTATATCGCCTCGCTTCAAATAAACCGGATTTGGGTATTCTGATAGATGCCCCTCAATTACAACTACTTTCACACACCCCCCAAAAAGCACGTAACATCCTTTATACGACCTAGCAAGAAAATAACCTACTATAACCAGTGAAATGGCTAAGGATGTTGATCTATATCGATTTTATAAAAAAAATATCTCACATGACAAACATTACCATTACTGACTTACAATACTGTTCAAAAACACAGTATAGTGACGTAAACTAAGCTGATTAAATCAATTGGGAGATTGTGATGCGAGTGCTTTGTACTAGCTGTGGTGAAACAGCCATTATCGGTAAAACAAATCGGCTGAGTTTGGCCCATGCCGATTTGTATTGTTCTTGTTCTAACCCAGAGTGTGGCCACACTTTTGTAGCAAACCTAAGTTTTAGCCACACTCTGAGCCCAAGCGCTCAAGCAGCGAGTGCTATTGTGTCGGAACTTGCTCGAGCCCTCTCCCCAACTCAGCGTCAACAGCTGCAGCAGGAACTAAACCTTCTGTGATATGGTCACGTTCATATATTGCTAAAACATCGGAGATTATCGCATTACAGACATCTTTTTCATCCTCTGTATCTAAGTTAGAAAATAGGCCATTTAGCATGTCCACTTTCTGGTACAACATAGATTCAATAGTCATTTTATGTAATTCCATCATTGGCACACCAACTGCGGTGCCTCACCTATTATTCACATTTTTCGTAAATTCTATGATTGCCAAATTTGAATTCTAGTTTTCATTGAAAACTTGACTAAAGAAACAATCCTTAACCTCTACTACCAGGCCCTTTGCGAGTAGGCCCTTTTCTTACAGGTGATTGGGGTTCTGGTTCTGGTTCTGGTTCCACCTCAAGTGCTTGACTCAATTGTTCCAGCTGTATTGCTAACTCAAAGCTCTTCCGCAACGCCTCATACTCAGCTTTAGCCCATTGAACAGCGTCACCTAATGATTTAAACCCCTTTTTAACAACTTTTCCTGAGCCATCAATTACGATATAGCCCTTAATGACTTTCTCACCATCGATTATTTCATAGACATAACCAGCGCTAAACCCACCAAATTTACTTTCACATTTAAATTTTGTCATTTCAGTTTCTTCTACATAGAGTTTAATTTGTACGACTAGAGTTTCACACCAACTGCGGTGCCTCACCTATTATTCATATAGATAAAATCGTGCAACCACCTACTGCGCTATTTGAAAAAATGCCACAAACACACTTTGAAAAACGCGCAACTAACAGCTTTCATTGAAAACGACCCAGAGCAAGATTAATACGAATATAAACGCTGACAATGCTGCCCGTCAACAAAAATTAAAACAAAATCGTTGTAAATCAGCAATTTGCACTAACTTGGATACAAGTATTTTGTATCCTATCAGCTATCAGAAATACTCAAACTCGCTACTCTCTTCATCAAGCAAGCGCTCGAACTGCAACTGGCCGTTGCTCACCCACCAAATTCGTCCCGAATCAGTAAAAACCCTTAAACTTTTGGCAAGCTGCTCAAGCGAATAAGGATCGACTACACCATGAGAAGCAAGATAACGGCGCGACTCCTCTGAAAATCCAGCTGTTTGCTGCAACAAAACCGACTCTGTACAGTTATTCCCACAAGTCCGAGTATCGCCGCTGCCGCGACTCTTAGAGCAAGAGCAACTGCCAAGAGCAACAGCTTTAGGCTGCTTCCACTTTGGCATAGGCAGTTTGTCTTCTTTGTTCTCAATACTGGTGTTGGTTTTAAAAATGGCAGCACGCTCGGCTTTGAGCTTCTTATAACTACCCTTCTCGTTTTCATCCATGGTTCTAAGCGTCCACTTTTCACCACGGGTAATGAGTGACCTCACTTTGGTAATGCCATCATTGGTGGCCAAGGCGCAAAGCCCAAGCACGCGCTTGGTCATTTCGCCAAACTCGTTGCCGCACTCGGTTTCTTCATATTCGAGTTTGATAGGGTTAACCGCTAAAGCCTGTTCAAAGGCTTTCCAGTTTGAGCTTTCAGCTGCAGCCCTGGCATGTTCGATTTCGGCAGGTTGCGGGCACTCTTTTAAGCGCCTAAGTTCACGCCATACTTGAACTGATGAAGAGCCGAAAAATTGAAACTGTCGCAAACGATAACGGCTAGCCCAAGCCGCCGCATTTGCTGCACCGTCATTTGCCGACAAGCCAGATTCAAAATCTAACTCGCCTTGCATGTGCTCACCTTTAATGTTCTTTGAAAGGTACTTAACGATGTAGCCCACTGCCGAACCTTTGGCTTTATCTATAGGTTCAATCTCTAACCGGTGTTCTGCGGCGCCCTCTTCATCGCCATCAACCTCAAAGGCATACTTTTCGAGTAAGTCTTTGAGTACATCGCTATGGTCTGGATGGACGAAGATCAGCATATGCCAATGCGGTGTGCCGTCTTTATGAGGCTCGCTAACACGTAAGCCTTGAATCTTGATTTTGCGGTATGACAAAGCAGAGCGTATTTTGCTCCATTGGCCTGACAGGTAGGCTTGAGTAAATTGGGCGTTTTCGCAGTTCCACTTATCTGAATTGAAGTGATATTTACTCGGGGCCGTTAAGGTCACCATAAAGCCCACTTTGCCGCTTTCTTCTGCCACCTCTTCTAAGCCACGCGCTCTAACAATGAGTTCGACAAATCGATTCGATGGATTAGCAGTGCCTGCCATAGCCGCATCAATCAGTGGCAAAATCACCCCTGATTCAGATTCAATCATGGTGTTCTCTAACCACTCACGACCACTTCTTTGCTGCTCGCACCACTCGTTAAAACTCTCACGGCTTAAATAAGGGCTGTCTTCACCCACTAGGCCTGCTGCTACATTCAAGTGCTCACAGCATAAATCACGTAATGAGCGCAGTTGATTAAGCCACCATTTAGGGCTCGTCATGCGCAAAATGGCGCACTCTGCCGCCTCAATAATCTGGTTTCGTTTTACGTCTGAGTAATAAGGCGGCTTAACTTGCCATTGCTTACATACTGCAGCTGCAGCGTCATAAGCCTTTAAAAAAGCCACATCACCGCTGTAATGGTTGGCGGTGTCTTTCACTTCATCTAAAACAATCAGAGCCAGCCGATTAGCAACATCTTTGAGGCGCTTGCTTTTGCGGTATTTAATTAAATCAAACCCACCTAAATGCGTGGTTCTTCTGCCGTTGCTTTCGTTAACGTGCTTTGAAGTGGTACTTAAAAAGCTGCCCACGTTATGGAATGGGTACTTGAGCCACACCTTATTAATAAAGTCGGTAGTCTTGCGCAGATAGATATTGGCACTGCGTAATCGCTTACCTGAGTTACCACCCGTTAAGCTAAGGCGGCGCTGATACTCTGTACTGATTTTAAGACGGATGTTATTAGGCAGGTGGCTCAAACGCGCATTGGCAAAACTGCGATTACTATTTAGCACCGTATGGTTTGGCGAAACCTGCTCGAGTAGTTCGTTAACCTCTTTCAGTGCCTGGCGAGCATTGCTGTTCTTTGGCAATTCAGCGGTTTTATAGCCATCAAGAAAGGTTAGCTGTTGGTATTGCTCAAGCGTTTTGGGCTCAACTTTTTCAATATGTTGATAGTTAGCCGCAAACAAACACGTGCGCCCTTGCGGCGGTGTTTTAACTAATCCACAAAAAACAGCCGAGGGCAATGCCTCGGACTGTGGTGATAATGTAGGCCTATACATTACAAGCCCTCAAACCCATGATGTACCCGCGCTTTTGCCAACGTGCGCCGAATGCCTTTGGCTAGGTTGGTAAGCTCATTACCCAGCGCTTGCCAATACAGGCAATCAAGTGCACCTGAATATTTAGCGATGGCAATCAAGTTGCTGTTATCAATTAAACCGTCGTTATCGATAAGTGTTTGGATCTCTCTAACGAGTGACTGCTTATTGCTACGAAAGTGTTTTAGTAAGTGCTGGAATGCTGCGTTGCTCATACTAACCGCTCCGCTTCATCTTGCTTTGCATTGGCGATGCACTTAGGGCAGGCCGTTGAACAGACCTCATCGATAGTTTCGTAACCGTGCCAACCTACAGCGGCCGCTTTATCTACTGCCTCCTCGACGGTGCTAGCTGTGGTCACGTAAAATTTCTCATCACACATAAAGCAGGTGATGGCAAACAGGGTTAACTTCTCAACTTCGCTTATCTCAACATTAAGGAGTCTCATACCGCCTCCAACTCATTCAAACTCACGCCTAACTCACGTGCCATTTGGAAATCCTCAATGCGACGGCGACACGCTTTGGCACGTCGGTCTTCTGCGGTCACTTTTGGTGGACGGCTGGCATTGCCTAAGGTGCGATTTAAAAATGCAGTGCGAATATTGAAGTTTTGGTTATTGATAGATTCAGTTAATGCGCTCATGCTGCAGCCCTCGCTTGAATTTGATTAAGTTCTTCAAACGCTTCTAGCGCGGATTCCAACTCAAAGCACAACCAAAATAGCGACTCGTCATGCAACACGTACAACGCGACCTTTTTTAGCCCGATTACCATTCCGCGATACTTCGCAGCAGTAGTTAACAAATTCTCAGCCAATGCCTGCACATGATGGATATGAATATCCGCCATCAATTTGCGCATGGCTAAATGCTGTGGATTGCTAAGATCAAAAGCGGGGGTGTTGGCTGCTGGCACTGAATGAGCCACGTTATTTGAATGAGTCATATCAAGCCGCCTGTTGAATTTGGTTAACGTGAATATTGTTGCGAATGGCAACCAAACGAACGCGGAGTGTTTTGGCGATAGCGAGGTCAAGCTTTTCGGCGATGGCCACCAAAGATTCGATCACTGACTCGGCCACTATCGGCTCAATGGGGTAGTTGGAATGGTTTAAAGCGGTAATGACTCTATTTGCTTCATTGCGAATAGCATCATCTGTTGTTAAACTCTGTTTTGTCGGTTTCATAATGTAAATCCTTGAAAATCTATTGATTGAGTCGACACGGCCACATCCGCTGTAACGGAAGTGGCTTTTTTTGTGCCTGTTAATAGCTAACTTGAGCCATTGCGGCCTGATTACTTGCCAGCTCACCTGCCAGATCTGAAAAACTGTCTTCTGTTGGAGTCTCAACTTTTGCGGTAATGAATTTCTCTCGTCCCAGCCCAACCGAGCTGATCTCTTTTACTAATTCACGAATGGCTAGCATCGACATTCGCACCGCCTCTTGTTCATCAAACGTCATGTTTTCAAGCGGAATATGAATGTGGGTACTAGGTTTTAGGCGGGCGCCAAATAAAATGATGGCTTTTTTTTGCTTTGAAAGGCCGCTGTATAGACTGGCCGCGCGGTTGCGCCCAAGCATTGAACGCACAGCGGCAATACTCTGCTGACTAGACGGGGATGCAATATCGTTAGCGGCAGATTTTTCAATATGTAAGTCGGCTTCTATTCTGGGCACAGATTCATGCGCTGTTTGCTTTAGAGCATTCATATAATTCCCCTTCTACATCAGCCCTGGCATGGGCATGGCTTGCATTGCATCGCTCGCAACAGTGAGTACCGGAATGGCTTGAAACTTCTGCTCTACGTCATGCACAAAAATAGCAAGTTCGGCCATCACGTAAGATGCACGCCTTACTGTTTCATGGCGCATCCGTTCGGTTACGCGCTTAGTCGCTTTAACATCTAAAGCCAGCGCACCTAACTGTGCGGTGTTGGCATTAATGTCCAGCGCTCTATCGGTTAACGTGGTTTTGCTTGCATTGGCTAAGTCACCCAGCGATACCGATGTAACGCAGTTAAGCTCCAACAACACCCCATCAACAATGCAACGATTGCCGCTGGCCTTGGTGATTTTCACCAACTCACTCACGGTCAACTGATGCGGTTGCTCGGGTAGCAACTTATTGCGCAGCATCTGTGGGCGTTTCATTCCAGCAGACTTGGCGACATCACTAACTACTTCGTCATTTGCAAACTGACGCAGTGCACCGATTAGGTGAGCTTGCTCATTTGAATACTGTGTGTTGCTCGAATTGGCATACATAGACGCAAAACTCCATTTTGCTAATCTTCAATTGAAGATAAAAACACTCAAATGACGACGTTAATGTTTTAGCTCACTAAGCAAAGCTCAGAGGCTTCTTTCATTAACGCCAACATATTGATATATGGGCGTTCTTGGGGTCTGCATTTAGGGCGAATAGGTAGGCGTCCTTCACGGACGAGATAGCGGACGTTATCAACTGTCGTCCCGGTGCGGCGGGCATACTCTTCAAATGACAAGAAAGGTGCGTCAATGTGTAGTGATAGATTGCTCATTTGATGATATCCTCGAATTTATGTGTCTTTCTGTAATGTGGAGTTACAGAGCGTTAAACTTCATCTGCGAGGATTATTGATCATATGCAAACATTTAGCAAGGTCAACAATGCGAAATTTCGAATTCCTTTGTCTACAATTCCGACTTATGACGGTGGCCGAACCCTTGTAGATCGATTGGTCAGACTTTTCGGGGTAAAAAACCGACTTGAATTGGCCACCCTACTAGGTATTACTTCTGGAACAATTGCGACATGGCAAACCCGTAACTCAACCCCATATGAGTTATTGATTCGCATACATTTAGCTACAGGCGTACCAATGGAATACTTATGCTTTAGCAGTGAAGATGATATTCCAGACGTTATGAAATTTGCGAAAAGCAAAGTGCCAGAATATAAAGATGGGTCAGTAACTGTTGCCGCCGAAAATCATTTACTTCCGGCAGTAAAAATATTCGCAATTGAAAATGGTGTTCTTGCATTTGAAAGTAAATTTTCAGTCGACAATTCATTTATAAAATACTTTGGTATCTCACTAGAGAACGATTTTGCTGTTCGTGATAGTGGCCACATTAAGTTCATTAACTCTAATGAGAAAGTAGTAACAAAAGGAAGCTATCTGTTCAGCGTTAATAATAACTACCAGATAGGTGAACTTCGCCAGCTGCCGGACGGCCAAACCTACTTCTATGATGAAGGTGAGAAATACCAGATCAACGAAGAAACGACCAAAATCCACGGCAAGGTGGTATCAATTTTAGAAAGCATTTAAGTAATTAAAGGGATTGGTTATGAAAGCATTTGAGATTTGTTTTACTGGTTTTAACGCTGTTGAACGAAATGAGTTAGAAACACAAGCTGAATTGGTAGGTCTATCGGTCAAAAAAAACGTAACCAAGAACCTTCATATTCTTTGTATTGGTGAGAACGCTGGCCCCAGTAAAGTAGATAAAGCTCGCGAAGGCGGTTCAGTCGTTATCGATAAATCTCAATTTGTACATTTTGCAGATACAGGTGAACTCCCGCAAGCTACAGTCGAACAAATACTAACTCTAATCGAATCCCGAACCCCTATAAAACCTAAGCAACAAAAACCAAATGATACCCTTTTAAACAAGGATGCCCAGCCGTATGGCCGCTTTAATCAAGCTGCTAATATCGAAAAAGCAATTGCTTCACTACATGGCATTTTGTTAGGGATCACTGCCGATAGCAAACTTAAGCCAGCCGAACATGCCTTCCTCGATTTGTGGTTAAGAACTCATGGCGAAGTTTCAGATGATCCAGATATGGTTGATATCGTCGATGTGTTAAATGATGTGTTAGAGGATGGAATTATTGATGAAGATGAACATGATGATTTGTTCTGCTTAATAAATGATGTGAATGATGTACGCGGATTCAATGAACCTGGTAGCCATAACCAGATAAACCAACTACTTGGTCTACTTCAGGGAATTTCAGCTGATAACGAAATCAACGAAAAAGAAATTGATACGCTAGCCGTTTGGTTAGATGAAAACCATCAAATCCTAGATAAGTGGCCTGCTAGTGTCATTACATCAAAACTATGTGAAATTTTTGAAGATGGCATTATCACCGAAGACGAAAAGAAAGACCTGTTGCTAACAGTGCAGAAAGTTACAGGTAATCGTTTCTGCGAAACCGGTGACGTAACAGACAACACTACCGAATGCTTTGACGATATAAGCGAAATCCCACACGACAATATTGGTTTCTGTTTCACTGGTAAGTTTAAATCTGGTAGCCGTAAAACTGTAGAGTCTAAAGCTCAAAGTCTTGGTGCTATTACAAGTAAAGGTGTGTTGCTCTCTACTCAGTTTGTAGTCATTGGTACTCTAGCGAGCCGAGATTGGAAATATCTAAGCCATGGCCGAAAAATTGAAACAGCTATGTCACTTAAAGAGAAAGGACATGAGATTTATGTCATATCTGAAGAACAGTGGTTGAAATTTATTTAAATGACCATCCGTAACCTAAAAGACAGCAGCGATAAACCTTGGTTATGCGAATGCTATCCCAATGGCCGCGAGGGTAAACGCATTCGAAAGAAGTTTGCCACTCGTGGTGAAGCCACTGCATTTGAGCTGTTCACCATGAAAAAGGTCGATGACAAACCTTGGTTAGGTGAAAAGGTTGATAACCGCCGTTTATCTGAGTTAATCAAACGCTGGCATGATCTTCACGGCCAGCAACTAACTAAGCCAGAGCTGCGGTTACGAAAGCTGGATTTGATTTGCAATGGCATGGGCGACCCGATTGCCAGCAAGATCACCGTGAATGACTTTGCCAATTATCGCCAGATGCGCCTCGATGGTGAAATTGAAGATGCTCAAGGTAAGATGAACAAGGTTAAACCCAACACCATTAACCATGAGCATGCTTATCTCAATGCGGTTTTCTCAGAGCTGAAAAAGTTAGGCGAGTGGAAGCTACCCAACCCACTCGATGGCATATCTCAATTTAAAATTGAAGACACCGAGCTGGCGTTCCTCTACCCAGAAGAGATCCCCATTGTTCTAACCGAATGTGCTAACGCCGAATACGAACACCTCACCACGATTGTGCTGATCTGTTTAGCAACAGGTTGCCGCTGGTCAGAGGCCGAAGGTTTACGCGGCAGTCAAATAGCCCACAACCGCATCACCTTTGTTAAAACCAAAGGTAAGAAGAATCGAACCGTGCCAATAGCGAAAGAATTAGCCGACAAGATACCACGTGCAAGAGGCCCATTATTCAGACCTTGCCGCAAGTCATTTGAACGTGCAATTAAACGCACTAAGTTGAATTTCCCAGACAGACAGATGACCCACATTTTACGCCACACATTTGCCAGCCACTTTATGATGAACGGCGGCAACATTCTGGTACTAAAACAGATACTCGGCCACTCCGATATCAAAGACACCATGCGTTACGCCCACTTCGCACCCGATCACCTGGACGACGCAATCACAAAAAACCCAATAGCAGGACTACTGAAGTGATACAAAACAACGAGCTCTATTTAGAAATAGGAAAACTGTTATTATTAATAACAATGATAATAATAGGGGTGAGCATTCTCTACTGGTACCTTAAAAGAAGATTCCCTGCGGATGACACACTTGATACTTCTTTCCCTTTTTATTTTACTCATTTCGAACCCAAAGATGGGCTTGAACTTCAGACTCCATTTTGGGCTAGTATCTTCATCCCCATAATTTTATTTATATGCACTGGTATTTTTGCCTGGTCCGGATCAACTCCTGATTTATCAGCCCAAGGTTTTATAACATTCTTATTAATATCTCAACTTCCCATAGGGTTACTAGCTCTAGCAATTCCTTTAGCTGTGTTAACAGGCAGAATTCACGGTACTAAACAGACCGCATTACAAATTGAAAAAGCTAACGTTCAAATAGAGAACACAGAGAAACAAATTTTAGAGACGCAACAGAAAAATAAAACTGACTTGTACCTCGCCCACTATAAGCACTTTAGTGAGCACCTAGTTGCTCTAGAGGCAAAATGGAAAAACACCGTAAATGGCTCAAAGTAGAAAGAAGAGGGTGTATCCATAGATACCAGAATTATTTACAAAACTATATATCCAGATGCTTCTTTAAAAGATGGTCCAGGAACTATCTGTACTGATACCATAAATATAGTTGTTGAAAGATTAATTGAAAATATAAACACTTCTATGGAAATAATTGAATGCGAAAAATTAGACTCCAAGGCATTAGAGACTAATTTATTACGCGTACGTGCACATTTAGAAAGTACCTTTAGAGAATTACACTGCACAAAAGAACTAAGTAAATTACTTGTTTCACGTACTATATACGGTTCCCAAAAGACAAATACGTTTATATCATGTTACTCACATCAATATCAGGTCGTAAACTTAATTTATGAAATAGTCAATGATATTTATGAGTTTGACTCAGAACATAAACCCTTGCATTCATATCAACTAAATAGAGCCTTAGAAAATCTGAGTGAAGCATGCAAAGGAAATTATTCTATCAGAGAAGGCCTAAACCAATTAAATACAGTTCCTCATTCGAATGTGCGTAGGCGTACCTCGCCAGAACACGTAAATACAGATTTTTACAGAAGAAATAAAGCTTTGGTGCCGACCACTTTATGATGAACGGCGGCAATATTCTTCTTTTCGATAAAGTGAAGAAACAGATACTCGGCCACTCCGATATCAAAGACACCATGCGTTACGCCCACTTCGCCCCCGATCACCTGGACGACGCCATCACCAAAAACCCAATAGCAACGCTATTGGGTAAAAGTGAGATGACGGAGTAGGGTGAGTACGCCTTGGTCGCTGAAAAAATAATGGTTGGCTATTTTTACTAGCGATAGCCAACAGTTATTTTCCGTATAAGCAATTCGTTATGTCTTTTCTATACCGCATGTGCACTGATTAATGCTTTAACAAAAAAAGAATATTCTTTTTTTGTTTCTGCTTCTCTCCTTAATTCTGCTAGTGCAAAGTCTCTTAAACTAACATTACCTGTACGATAACATGCTGTGATTGCTTTTTGTATTTCTGTTATTTTTTCAAGACGCTTCTCTAGTAGCTCTGGTCTGTTTAAACCAATATCACGTATTGAAAGATCTGCTCTTTCACAACCATTTTTAACAAATAGCCACGTGCCTGCAGCATAAAAGTAATTGGCAGGTTCATCATGATAAGGATCTATGTATGGGGTATCATTATGAAATTTGTTAGACTTTTGGTTATTACATTTCTGGCAAGAGTAGCCTAAATTTTCCCAGACGAATTCTAAATGAGGGAATTTGTCATTATCTTTTGGCTTGAAGTGCTCAATTTCAGCAAAACTAATTTGAGATATTTTGCTTTCACAATACATACATTTATCAGAGTTAGCAGCCTTAAGTGCCTCTTTATTCGCCGGGTGTTTATAGTTTCCTCTAGCTAATGCATCAGGGTGCGGGCACACAGGTCTATTTAGCTTAATCATCTTGTCCCTCCATGATTCCTTGTATTGCCATAGGAACCATTTTCTCTAAGCCTAACTCTGCCAACTGGCTCCTTAACAAAGAGAAATCTCTTTCAGTTAATTTTTTATTACTGTATTCATCAATTATTTGATTTAACCTTTCTTCAACCCATATAGGCATTGTAAATGAGACCCCTAAAACCTCATCTAGAATTTCACTAGCACTTTTAGCTTCATTCAAAAAATCCAATTTTTTAGACTCAACTTTATTTTCTTCATTATAAGTTAAAGCATATATATTTGAGTTTTTTACTGAGCCTACAACTAATGGGCTATGTGTTGATACAATAAACTTCGCAGTGGGGAATGCTTGTAAAAGATCTGGTAATATCCTTCTCTGCATTATTGGGTGAAGATGATTTTCAACCTCATCAATTATAACGGTATAATCAGGATTATCTTTTGTTGCATACATATATATTTGCCAAGCAATATCGATAAGAGCACTAATGCCGCCAGAAGCCGTTTCTAATAGGAATTCATCAGAACCATCATTACAAATAAAAACAATTTCCATATTTCTAATTTCAAACTCTTTGAAACCTAAGGTTTTTGGAAGTATTTTTCTAAGCACTTCCTGAAATCCCTCATAAAATTTAATTTGTTCATTGTCCTGAGGCATTATTGTTTTATTATTATTCGTTACTCCATAACCATTTATAGCCCAACCAATAAGCGTAGTTTTCATTAAAAAACTAGCAGACTGATTACTTGAACTACCGTTATACCTTTGCTTGTTTGCATTTGAAACCTCATCAAATGCATTCTGTTTATTTTTTTTAGCAGTAGGTATATGGTTAAGAGCTTGGTACCTAAATATTGTACGATGAGAAGGTATAAAGAAACTTTTTAATGGCTGTTGATTCTGAATTTGTACATGATACTGAGCAACATCAGAATCTTTTACTAGTAGAAGGGCTTCTACATTATTTGAATAGTGTATTTTACCGACGGTATTGTTTGATTCACTAGTATTCCCCTTAAACAATCTAGAAAAATATTTAACAACACCTGTACTTGAATCTTTTTTTGGCGTAGATAACGAAATATTTTGCCAACCTGAATGCTTTGAAAATAAATTCAAAATAGTCGTTTTACCACAACCATTAGATCCTGTAATAATCGTTAATCGATCATGTATTGCTAGGTCGACAGTTTCAAATTGCTGCCAATGATTTATTTCCAATTTTTTAAAGTGCACATTTATTCCTTAAAGTGACTTGGTGACTATCGTTAGTCATAAAAGTAGATACTGTTTGTGTGTAGTACTAAAATATAACTGTTTTTATACAGATCTAATAAGGTAGTCTACCTTATTAGATAGAAGGCTACTATGTACAAGCGCACAAAAAAGTATCAATAGAAACTTGAGCAATTCACCCTGTTTCGCATGCAAAAAGAATACGTTAAGCTTCAAGGCGACGTTCTTAAAGCCCCTCACGCACTACCACATTTACGTCGAACGATTGTGATTACTGATTATGATTTTGGTGAACCGATAGTTCAGAAGATTGAGCAGATACGATGTGATCGCATAGATTGTTATGGCGCCTATGTCGATGGTAATAATGGCTGAAAACATTACCAGCCACTTTATGATGAACGGCGGCAATATTCTGGTAAAACAGATACTCGGCCACTCAGATATCAAAGACACCATGCGTTACGCCTACTTCGCTCCTGTTCGCCTGGACGACGCAATCACCAAAAAACCAATAGCAGCTCTATTGGGTAAGAATGAGATGATTAATTAG